ATCGGTGCTTTGCTTGTGCATTATCAGGGAAGTAACTACACTTCAACAGATGCACTCGGATTTATCTCTCAGGAAAACAAAAAAGAATTTTCAATTACTGTTGTAACCCGAAACCTCAGAAAAAACGAGGGAGCATACGAATATATCGACAAAATTAAAGCCGTCCTTACAGGTTTTGCACCTGACGGTTGCTCAAAATTAAGTCCATCAAAAGATTTTTTCATCTCCGAAAAAGCCGGTATCTGGCAATACGGAGTTAATTTCACACTAACCACAACAAATATACAAGATTTAGAAATTTAATTTTTACCCCCAAGGAGTTTATATATATGCCTGCAAGTTTTCTTCATGGTGTTGAAACCATAGAAATTACAAAAGGTGCAAGAACAATTACTACAGTAAAAACTGCTGTTGTCGGAATTGTCGGAACTGCACCGATTGAAGATGTTGAAGACGAGTACAAAACAATCAACACCCCGACTTTGATTATGAATGAGATTGAGGCTGTAAGGTATTTCGGCAATCATAAAGCCGGATTTACTATTCCTCAAGCCCTGCAAGCAATATTCGATCAGGGTGCCGGGATTGCGATTGTTATAAACGTCTATGATCCTGAAAAACACGAAGATGTTTCAGATGTTACAGTCGGCGAAATCAACGGAAGTGTTGATGCACTTACAGGAAAACGCACCGGAATGAAAGCCTTTGAGGATTGTTATTCCTTATTTGGCTATTATCCTAAAACTATTATTGCACCTGTATTTTGTGAGGAAACGGCTGTCGTTACCGAGATGAATACTATCTGTAATAAAATTCGTGCGATGGGTATTGTTGATGCACCTGTCGGTGCTTCTGTTCAAGAAGTTATTTCAGGTCGTGGGCCTGAAGGTACAATCAATTTCAATACTTCATCTGAGCGTATAATTCTTTGTTATCCGCACTTAAAGGTATATGATGCAACTTCTGATTCCATAAAATTGCAGCCATATTCTCAAAGGTTAGCCGGTGTAATTGCGGCAAAAGATGTCGAGAAAGGTTATCACTGGTCGCCTTCTAATACTGAAATTCAAGGAATTGTCGGAGTTGAACGGCAATTAACTTCAATGATTAATGACCCGACTTCTGAAGTTAACGCTTTGAATGAATGCGGTGTTGTAACTGTTTTCAATTCTTACGGCTCAGGTTTCAGGACGTGGGGCAACAGGTCTGCTGCTTATCCGAGTTCAACAAATCCGACCAATTTTATAAACGTCAGAAGAACCGCTGATATTCTTCACGAGTCTGTTGAATATTCAATGCTTCAATTCATGGATTACCCGATTGATAACGGTTTAATTGATTCAATCTGCGAAACTGTAAACCAGTTTATCCGAACCCTAATCGGTCGAGGCGCATTGATTGACGGTAAATGTACATTCAATCAGGATAAAAACCCTGCAACGGAAATCGCAAACGGACATTTAACGTTCGACATCGAATTTATGCCTCCGACTCCGGCTGAAAGAATTACGTTTGAATCGTTCATCAATATTGAACTGTTGAAATCTCTGGGCGGTTCATAATGTATGCAATTGTTAATGACAGAGGAGTTTTAGAGGTTCACACCGATTGTGCGGACATTTGCTTTAACTGCAAAAACATTTACAAATGCCCCTTAATCCAAGCCATCAGCAAGGAGTATGTCATTATGCATTATTCGGACGTGGAGATTAGGGATTGCGGTCTTTTCAAAAAATCTTAGGGAGTTTATATGTCTAAAATTGAAATAAACAAATTAACCAACGCCAATGTTTATATGAACGGCATCAACCTGCTCGGACGTGCTGAAGAAGTACAGCTTCCGCAGATTAAGCATAAAATGGCAGAGCATAAGGCTCTCGGTATGGTCGGTTCTGCTGAATTTTTTGCCGGGATTGATAAACTTGAATGCAAAATTAAGTGGAATGCACTTTATCCGAGTGTTATGGCAATATGTTCTAATCCGTTCTTAGCAACAATGATACAGGTTAGAGCCAACCTTGAAACTTACAACGGAACGGGAAGAATTAAGGAAGTTCCTGCAACTGCTTTTTTAATCGGAACTTTCAAAGAATTTCCGCTCGGCAATATTAAGCCGCAGGAAAATGCCGAATATGAAACAACTATGGCTGTAACCTATGCCAAGTTAATCGTTGACGGAGTGGAGATTTTTGAAATAGATGTTCTTGAAAACATCTACAAAGTCGGAATGGTCGATATGCTCGCCACATTCAAAAAGAATACGGGGGCTTAATGACAGACGATTCTATTCTCAAAAAAGCAAACTCTAAAAAAAGTTTGTCAGAAGAAATTGCGACCCGAAAACGAGCATTAAACTTTTATTCTCTGGCAAACATTCTCCCCGACCCTGATATTGTTCTCAGAAAACAGGGCAAGGATATTAGGATTTATAAGGAATTGCTTTGTGATCCGCACGTTTTTGCCTGCACTCAATCAAGAAAAGCAGGTGTTTTATCTCTCGATTGGGAAATCAATCGGGGTTTGGATAAAGACAAAAACGCTGAAGCGATTGAAGAATTACTTAAAAAACTGGATATTCATAAATTAATAAATGATATTCTTGATGCAACACAGTTCGGTTATCAGCCATTAGAGATTATCTGGAAGAAAACAAAATCAGGACACGTTCTGCCTGAAAAAATTATTGCAAAGCCGCCGGAATGGTTTTGTTTTGATGATGATAATAATCTAAAATTCAGAACTAAAGAAAATTATTACGGCGAAATTGTTCCGGATAAAAAATTCCTGCTTGCTCAAAATAATCCAAGTTACAACAACCCTTACGGCGAAAGAACGTTATCTCGTGTCTTTTGGTCTGTTACATTCAAAAAAGGCGGACTCAAGTTTTGGGTAGTATTTACGGAAAAATACGGAATGCCTCATTTGATAGGCAAACACCCACGTGGAGCATCAAGAGAAGAAACCACGACTCTCGCAGATATGCTTGAGGATATGGTTCAAGATGCAATCGCTGTTATTCCTGATGATTCGTCTGTAGAAATCCAAGAGGCTAATAAATCTTCATCTGCCGAGATTTATGAAAAACTCATCGACAAGATGAATTCTGAAATCTCAAAAGCAATCTTAGGACAAACTCTTACAACCGAAATCGGTTCAACAGGAAGTTATGCGGCTGCAAATACGCACATGGCGGTTCGTCAGGATATTATTGATTCTGATAAAAAACTCGTTGAAAGTGTTATAAACCAGCTTATTCGTTGGATTTATGAAATTAATTTCTCTAATGAAGAAGTCCCGATATTTCAGTTATATGCACCGGAAGATGTTGATTTGACTCTTGCACAGAGAGACAAAATTCTCTCCGATACCGGTGTTAAATTCACTAAAGAATATTTTATTAAAGCCTACGGTCTTGAAGATGAGGATTTTGATATCAGGGAAGATGTTATCCCTGCAACAAATTCTCAGTTTAAGGAATTCAAGGAAAACGAGCCATCCGTTCCCGGACAAGACCAGATAGAAAATCTGCTTGAGTTTATTTCAACAAAGAAATTAAATGAACAGTCTCAACAGATAATTTCGCCTTTGATTTCATTGCTTGATGATTGTGATGACTTTGATGAGGCTTACGAACTTTTAACGGATAAAAACCTGCATTCAAAGAAGTTTGAGCAATCTCTTCAAAAAGCACTTTTCCTGTGTGAACTGCAAGGGAGGTCAGATGGACTTGAATAAAATCCATATAGGTAACGCATTAGAAATCTTAAAAACATTTCCCGATG